CAGCAGTTGGAAAAATAGGTTCAGTCAATTTATTTTATGTTGGCAAGTTTGGAACAAATGATTCTGGTGTTTATTTTTCAACAACTGGAAGTGCTTTTTCAAATGTTGCAGTAACAACAAGCGGTACTAAATTTGTAAGAAGTGTTGGTTTTTACAATGGTTATGCACTTGCTGGTTTAACTGATGGAACATTTACATATTCAACAACAACTACAGGTTCAAGTTGGACAGAAGTTACACCAGCAGCATTAAGTGGATTGACAATTCAGGCTATTGGCGGCGGCAATGGGTATTTTTATGCGGCTGGAAATGGCGGAAATATTGGCATTTCTACAAATCTAACTACTTGGAATTTGTACAATGTTGGAAATACTTCAACAATTAAAAAAGTTATTGCAATTGATGGTGTTTGGATTGTAACTTGCGAAAATGGATATTATTCACAATCAACCGATGGAATTAATTGGACAAGTGGTCAAATTGGAACAACAGTAATTAATGCGTTGACTGGTTATGATAGCACTTACTTATTAGCTTCAGAGAAGGTGATATACAAAAGCAACGTAAATTATCCAATGTTTTATTCAATTTATTCAGTTAATCCCGGGGAGATAGCATGACAAATGAAGTAACAGAAGTTGATGTTGTAATTTGTACACCAGGATCATCTTTGATGATCCCGTACGTAAAATCATTTTTAGCAACTATTGAAGAATTAACTAAACGCGGAATGCGTTGGGCTTTTTCAAGTGAATATTCATCACACGTTGCAGATGCTAGAGAAATAACCGCAAGCGGAACTTATAGTAATGACATAAATGACAGCAGACCATTTCACGGCAAATTAAAGTACAAAAAATTATTTTGGATCGATTCTGACATTGCCTGGACCGTAGAAGATTTTTTTAAATTATATGATTCAGATAAAGATATAATTTCTGGAGCTTATCTACTTGGTAATGGCGAAGTTACTGCGTACCCACAAAAACTTGGTAGAGCTTTAACTTATACAGAAGTTTTAGAAATGAAAGATCCAATTAAAGTACACGGAACTGGTTTTGGATTTTTAGCTGTAAAACAAGGTGTATTTGAATCTTTAAGTCGGCCATGGTTTCAGTCTGCACCAGTAACAATGACTGACGCAAATACAAAACAAGAATACACTTTTCCGATCATGGGAGAGGATATTTCTTGGTGTGAAAGAGTCAATAATCTTGGATACGAAGTTTGGTTTGATCCAACCGTAAAATTAACTCATCATAAAACGATGAAATTAACTTGGGAAGGTATAAGACCATGAAATATAAATATGAAATAGATCAACAAAACACAATTCGCGTTTGGGACTTAGAAAACCCAAATGAAAATAATGCGCCGTTCTTATTGCAGCCTTATAACCCAGCAAATGGTCAAGTTTGGTCAGATCAAGATACAGCAAAGCAATGGATTGAAGCTCAAATTGAAGAATGGAATAAACCACCAATTGAGCAACCAGAAGAAATAACAGAATAAAAGGCTTTGGGGGAATGAGATTTCACGTTGTGAGTTTACCTCACACACAAGTAACAAAAGATTTTGTTGGTTGCGCGTATACTGAAAAGGTGCGCAGATTTTGCATAATGATGAAAGATCTCGGACACGAGGTTTTTCTATATGCGGGAGATCGAACAGACGCTCCGGTTGATAAGTTAATTACTTGCATATCAGAGGAGCGCAGAGCTCAAGCGGTAGGCAATAATCACTATACGCAAGCTTCATTTGATATAAACGCGCTTCATTGGCGCGTGTTCAATACGAACGTGATTCGTTTGATGCAACAGCATTTACAGGATCAGGATTTCATATGTCTTATTGGCGGTTACGCTCATAAGCAAATAGCCGATGCGTATCCGAAGCATATTTCGGTCGAGTTTGGCGTTGGTTATGGCGGTGTTTTTAGTAAGTTTAGGGTATTTGAAAGCTATGCTTGGATGCATAGCATATACGCTGGTTGGAAAAACCCAACAACAGTCGATGGTCAATTTTTTGACACGGTGATCCCTGGTTATCTTGAACCTGACATGTTTCCGCTTGGACAAGGCAATGGCGATTATTATTTGTACATTGGCAGATTAATTGAGCGTAAAGGTATTAATATAGCTCAAGAAGTTTGCGAGCGTCTAGGTAAACGCTTGATCCTTGCGGGTCCAGGTGAAGCAAAAGGTTATGGCGAGTTTGTTGGATCGGTCGGACCCGAAGAACGTGCAGAACTTATGGGCAACGCAATTGCCACGTTTGCGCCAACGCTTTATATTGAGCCATTTGGCAATGTTGTTATAGAAGCGCAAGCTTGCGGAACACCAACTATCACAACTGACTGGGGAGCTTTTACAGAAACAAATATTGATGGTTTTACAGGTTATCGCTGTAAAACATTAAATGAATTTATAGAAGCAGCTGAAAAAGTTAAAAATCTAGATCGCAAAGCAATACGAGACCACGCCATAAGTAAATACTCACTTGACGTGATCGGTAAAAAATACGAGCAATACTTTGAGCGTTTATTAACCTTGTGGGATCAGGGTTGGTATACGGTTAAAACCAAATAATCAAGAGAAGGTTGAGCATGAGCTTATCCAAAAGAATGCGCGCAGCAAGTGATCGACGAAGCGTTAATCAATTTGTTGAACCATTAATTCCTGGTCGTCCGGCATATGCTACACCAGCTGGCGTTGATGTTAATGCTGATGCTGCAATACGTATGTCAACTGTTTATGCTTGCGTGCGTTTACTTGGCGACACTATTTCTTCACTTCCTGTTGGTGCGTATGTACGCCGCGGAAGAAACAGAATTAGTTACGCTGCTGTTTATGGATCGACACCAAATTGGGTAAATCAACCAAACCCAGAAACAACAAGATTAGAATTTTTTGAGCAAGTTGTATCATCACTAAATCTACACGGTAATGCGTTTGTTATTACCGTTCGCGATGATATGGGAGAAGTGCAAGAGCTTTATTGCATAAACCCAGAATATGTTCGCATTATGCGACCAGAACCAAATGCTGAGCTTGTATATGAAGTAACAATTCCATATAACCAGCAAAATGGTTTATATGATCCTATGCAATCAAACCAACTTGGTGGTCGAACCATGATCCTTACCAAGGACGAAATGATGCATATTCCAATGTTCCGACTACCTGGTCAATTGTTAGGTTTAGGTCCAATTGGTGCTGCTCGTGTGACTTTAGGATCAGCGATGGCAGCTGAAATCTATGCAGCAGCTTACTTTGGTAATGCCGCAAATCCTGGCGGTGTAATTGAGGTTCCTGGTGAACTTACAAAAGAGCAAGCCGAAGACATGGGTCGTAATTGGAACATTTCGCACTCTGGTCCTTATCGTGCTGGTAAGCTTGGAATTATTACTGGTGGAGCAACATTCAAACCACTGCAACTAAATGCTGCGGACGCGCAGTTAATTGAAGTTCGTCGCTTTGGTGTTGAAGAGATCGCGAGACTATTCCGCGTTCCGGTTTCATTATTGGGTCACCCAGTTCAAGGCGCAATGTCATTTGCCTCTGTTGAAGCTCAAAACTTATCGTTTGTACAACATTCACTAAGACCATTACTTGAAAGACTTGAGCAATCATTTTCTAAATTGCTTCCAGAACAAGATGGCTTTATTAAGTTTAATCTTGACGCGCTTCTCCGCGGTACAACTTTGGAACGCTACGATGCTTATACAAAAGGTCTTCGCGAAGGCTTTTTATCATTAAATGATGTACGTGCTGTTGAGGATCTGTCACCACTTGGTGAAGCTGGAGATCAATTCAGAGTGCCGCTACAAAACATTGATGCTTCTGATGCGCGTGATGTTGGTTTGAATTTACGAGCTGACATTGCATCTAAACTTATTCAAGTTGGTTTTGATCCTAAAGCAGTTACCGAAGCTGTTGGTTTGCCAAACATGAAGCATACCGGAGTTCCATCGAGCCAGTTGCAACAAATATCAACAATTGACCCGAACGCTCCAGAAAGTGTTTACGAGGTCGAATAATGCCTTATTACATTTCACAAAGCCAAAGCGATTGCGATGGTTGGGCTGCAGTAAAACAAGAAACCGATGGTTCATATACGACGATCGGATGTCACTCTAATAAACAAGATGCCATAGATCAGATGGTCGCGGTATCAATCTCTGAAGACCTGGAACCAGGTGGAGAGGTAAACTCAAGGAGCAAAATGAAAAAAATCGAACGTCGCACTTACACTGTGCAAGATGTCGAAACACGTCAAATGGAAGACGGCAAAATGCGACTCGCTGGTTACGCAGCCAAATTTGATAGTGCTTCCGTTCCACTACCATTTATTGAAAAGATCGCTCCTGGAGCATTTCGTAAAACACTGAGCGAGACACCTGACGTAAGACTGTTAATCAATCACGAGGGTTTGCCATTAGCTCGTACAAAAAATGGCACGTTAAAATTAGAAGAGGACGCAATCGGACTTCGCTTTGATGCCGAGCTTCCAGATACACAAGAAGCCCGTGATCTCTGGACACTAGTACAGCGTGGCGATGTGGATCAGATGAGCTTTGCATTTAGAGTAATTCGTCAAAAATGGTCACCAGATCGTACAGAAAGAACATTAACTGAGGTATCATTAGCGGACGGAGACGTGTCTGTTGTGACATATCCAGCTTACGCCGCGACTTCCGTTGAGGCGCGTCAAAAGATTGACGCCATACTTACTGATCTAAAAGAAGGCCGTGAAATTGATTTAAATGTTGTAAAAATGCTCGTTGATTATCTTGAGGATATGTTTGAAGAAGACGAGATGAAAAGCAATATAAAAGATGAAATTGAAGATGATACCGACGCAGAAGAAGTTGCTGGTTGGGGATCAGATAAAGATAAAGAAGAAGACAAGAAGCGCACAATATCTTTGCGCTTAGCTAAAGCAATCATAAACAATACAAAATAGATTTCTGCTCGAGTCGAGCAGATTCGAAGCCGGAGCAAATTCCTGCACCCTTATAAGCGCCGCAGATCATTTGCCACCACCTCGCAAATAACAACTCATTAGGAGACGCAATGTCATTTCTTGACAAAGTAATCGAGCGTCGTGATGCGGTTAAGGCAGAAATGGATGCAGTTCTAGAGGCAGTTGCCGCTGAGAACCGTACCGATCTGACTGACGAGGAAACAGCAAAGGTCGAAGCCCTTGTTGAAGAATCACGTTCACTCGATTCAAAGATTGAAAAACTAAAGGCACAGGCAGACGCCGATGCCAAAGTTGCTGAAGCACGTAAGTCAGTTGCAGATGTTGCAACACCAAAAACTTCAGTAGCAACCACAAGCATTACTCGCGAAGAGCGCACATATCGTCCAGATAATGGAACCTCATTCGTTCGTGATGCATTCAACGCACAGGTTCGTGGCGACTTTGCTGCATCTGAGCGTCTAGCTCGTCACATGAAGGAAGAGTCTGTTGAGCGTCGCGATGTCGACACAGGCAATTTCACTGGTCTTGTTGTTCCACAGTATTTGGTAGATCTTGCTGCGCCATTAGCACGTGCAGGTCGTCCAACCGCTGACTTTGCAACAAACAAGATGCCACTTCCAGCATCCGGCATGACATTGAATATCAGCCGCATGACAACTGGAACCTCAACAGCAGTTCAGGAAACTCAGAATACTGCAGTATCCGAGACTGATGCTGATGACACACTACTAACCGTTGATGTACGCACAATCGCTGGCCAACAGGATCTATCCCGTCAGGTTATCGAGCGTGGAACTGGCGTTGATGGTTTTGTAATTGCTGACTTGATCCGTTCATGGCACACAACTCTTGATGCACAAATCATCAAGGGAACTGGTTCAAATGGTCAAATGAAGGGTATCCGCGCTTCCGGTGGAAACGCAATTACCTTCACTGCAACTACACCAACCGTCGCGTTGCTTTATCCAAAGCTCGCAGATGCGCTACAGCAAGTTCAGAGCAACGTTTTCACAACACCAACTCACTGGATCATGCACCCACGTCGTCTAGCATTCTTGCTAGCTGCGACTGATACTGCAGGTCGTCCAGTTGTTGTTCCAACAGCTAATGGTCCATTCAATGCTGTAGGAACTGGTGCTGGCGTTGCACAATACGCAAACAGCGGATACCAGTTACTTGGTCTTCCAATCATTGCAGATGCAAACGTAGGTACAACTTACGGTGCAGCAACAAACCAAGATGAAATTTATTTGGTTGATGCTCGCGAAATGCATCTATGGGAGCAAGCTGGCGCACCATTCTCACTACGTTTTGATGCAACTGCTCCTGGTAGCTTGACAATCAAGACCGTAGTCTATGGTTACGGCGCGTTTACCGCCGAGCGTTATCCAGCAGCCGCCTCAATTATCAGCGGAACTGGTTTAGCAGCTCCATCGTTCTAGTCTAGAACAGAATCGTGTAGAGCGAATAAGATTCCCCCGACTTATTCGCTCTACACCCTAGAGGGGGAAATATGAAAATTAGTCACAAAATCTCTATTGGCGCTTGTGATCCTGGAACTGTAAACGCTGCTTGGGCGTATCGCATGATCCAGTTGGGACAAGATTATAGAGATCGACTTGGACCATTTGTAAGGATCAAAGGATCAGGTCTTTTAAGCAAAATGCGTAACCGTGTTATTGCGGCATTTTTAGATAACACAAAATCTGATTGGTTATTGCTCATTGATACCGACGAGCAACTTACATCTAAAGCATTTGATTTACTTATTGAAGCCGCGCACGATAAGGATCGGCCGGTTGTATCTGGTTTAGTTTTTGCAGCTTTTGACGCACATAAACATTTATATCCAAAACCGGTACCAGCAATATTTCAAGATGCTCCCGAAGGCTTCTTGCCATTGTACAAATACGATAAAAATTCATTATTTGAAATTGATGCTTGTGGAACTGGTTGTATGTTGATCCACAGAAGCGTACTTGAAAAGATGCGTGAAAATGCAGATCCTAATCAAGGCAAAGATTGGTGTTGGTTTTGGGACGGACCGATCGATGGCAATTGGATTAGCGAAGATTTATTATTTAGCCGCAGGATCAGGCAATTAGGTTTTTCAATATATGTTCACACTGGTGCTGTTTTGCCTCATCAAAAAAGCTACTGGTTAGACGAAAGACATCATCTAACATGGACGGAATAAAAAAATTAACTAAAGAAACGGCTGCAATAAACCCGACTTTAGAAAGAGCAATACAACCAAATGCAGAGAAAAGGATAAAGCGTGGCGCTAACAAATTGCTATTGCACACTCTCGGACGTAAAAAGCGCGCTTAGTATCGAGGATATTAACGACGATACAGCAATTGAAGCTGCGATTCTTGCTGCAAGCAGAATGATTGATGATTACACCGGTAGATTTTTTTACAAAGATGGAACATCATTATCACCTGTTACACGCTATTTCACACCTTATGATTGGTGGGTCTGCGCGATTGATGACATTGTTACAATTACAGAGGTAGCTACCGATGACAATTTTGACCAACTTTACACAACTGTTTGGTCGACATCTGATTATATGGTCGAACCAATTAATAACCCTCGTCGTGGTTGGCCTTACACTCGCATATTAGCAATTGGCGCATACATATTGCCAGCGCAATTACCACAAACCTTACGGATCAAGGGAATTTGGGGTTGGTCAAGTGTTCCTTATGAAATTCAACTAGCTTGCAAATTACAAGCCTCGCGACTATTTGTTAGAAAACAATCACCATTTGGTGTCGCTGGATCGGTAGACATTGGCACCGTTCGATTAAGCTCGCGGCTTGATCCAGACGTCGAAGCCCTAGTGCGTCCGTTTAAGAAAATGGACGGTATCGCAGTCTGATGTTACCTAGCAAAGTACGAGAAGGCTTAAAAGCCAATTTAAGCACCATAAATGGTCTTCGTGTTTATGACACAGTTCCAGATGTTGTTGTGCCACCTTGCGCGGTTGTGGGTCAACTAGATATAACCTTTGATATTAACAACTCGCGTGGACTTGATCTAGCTTATGTCGATGTGCTTGTTATAGTGCAAAGATTTAGTGAGCGTACTGGTCAAGATAAATTAGATCAATATCTATCTGGATCAGGGAATTATTCAATAAAAGCTGCTATCGAATCAGATCAGACACTAGACGGTGCGTGTAATACACTACGCGTTACTTCAGCTGAATCTGGTGTTTATCAAGCTGCAGATGTTGAATATATGTCTTACCGTTATCGCGTAACAGTGTGGGGACAAGGAGAATAATGACCTACGTAATCGCATCAGATAATTGCCAAATTGGCAATAAGAAAAAAGGTGATTCAGTCACCGAAAAAGAATTGCTTGAAGCTGGTCTAAATATCGATGCATTAATCGATGGTGGACATCTTTCAGGTAATAAAGTAACAACACCAGCACAAGAAGGAGCCGTAAAATAAATGGCACGTTTAGTCCTAACTAATGCCTATGTGACAATCAACGGAGTTAATCTGTCGGATCACATTGCAAGCATTACTCTTACCACCACTGATGATGTTGTTGAAACAACAGCTTTCAGCTCAACCGCCGCTCGTACTCGTATTGCTGGTTTGGCAGATAATTCTGTTGCTCTCGAATTTCATCAGGACTACGCAACATCAAGCGTAGAAGCTACAATTTATCCATTAGTTGGATCAACAACAACTGTTGTTGTGAAACCAAATGGTGCAACTACTGCAGCAGATAACCCTAGCTACACATTTTCAGCTTTGGTTTCCGAATGGACACCACTTGGTGGCGCTGTCGGAGAACTAGCTACCGCAAGTGTGACGTGGCCAATCTCTGGAGCAATTACTAAGGCGGTTGCATAATGGCACGTATTGTTTTAACAAATGCACAAGTTGTATTTGGTACAACTGATATTTCACAATATGTAACATCAGTTACCCTTAATACAACATATGACGTTGTAGAAACTACAGCGTTTGGAAATACTGCTAGAACTCGCGTAGCAGGTTTAGCAGACAATTCAATTGCACTTGAGTTTAATCAAGATTATGCTTCAGGCGCACTTGAAGCTACAATTTATCCAACACTTGGAACAGCGGTTTCAATGACAGTTCGTCCAGTAAGTGGATCATCTCCGGCATACGCGTTTAGCGCGCTTGTGTCAGAGTGGACACCACTTGGCGGATCAGTCGGCGAATTAGCTACTGCAAGTGTTACCTGGCCGATCTCCGGCGCAATAACTAAATCCTAAATAACTAAGGGGGAAAAATGGACGGTTTAGCCGTTAAAGTAAAAACGACCGATGGTAATACAAATACATATAAGCTAACACCACGCGTTATCGTTGGTTTTGAACAGCAATTTGGCAAGGGCTTTCCAAAGCTTATTGGCGAAGAGCAACGAATCGAACATATCTACTGGTTAGCTTGGAAATGCATGCAAACAAACGGAGTTATTGTAAAACCGTTTGGACCAGATTTTCTTGACACAATTGTGTCGGCAGAACTGGATGCAGACCCAAATTTCGAATCCACCGCGACAGCTTAACTTATACTGTTGCCGCGATCGCGGTGGAAACCGGAATATCACCAACAGATCTTCTTGATGCACCTGAAGGCATTTTAGAAGCTATAAGCATTTACCTTAGGCAAAGAGCAAAGGCGCACAGTGGCGGATCAGTCTAATCACGTTGTTTTAACCGGGATCAAGGAAACACTTGATGCCTTAAAAGAATTTGATAAGTCTGCGGTCCGCCGCTTTAATAAGGTAGTTAATACTTCTCTTACTGATGCGGAACGAGCTACACATGATCTTGTGGACAAAATCCAAAGTCGCACGACGGATACACCGATGCGCAATTGGAAACCGTATGACGTTGGTAAGGGAAGAAGTCGTGGTGGAAAAGGTTGGCCTGGTTTCGATAAACAAGTTATCAAACAAGGAATTAAAAAGACCCGTGTGCAAGGTAAGGTGCGTCGTGACTACACCACAAGCGCTGGAGCTCTCGTAAACAAATCTGCTGCTGGTGTTATATTTGAAGTTGCTGGAAAAGTAAATAATAAAGGTAATTTTGTTGCTCGCCTTAATTGGTTTGGTAGAGCATCGCGTTTAGTATGGAAAATAGTCGATAGAGATCGTAAGAAAATTGAAGAAGCAGTTGTAAAAGCTTTAGAAGAAGCAAAGCAAGAATTACAAACACACTTAGATAAAGCTGGGAAGGCGGACTAATGGCACTTGGTGCGGTAGTAGCGCGAATAATTACGCAGTATTCCGACAAAGGATCGAAAGCTGCTAGAAAAGATATTGCAAAGCTTGGTCAAGGCTTTGATGATTTCAGCAAGCGTACA